GCCGCCGTCGAGAGTGCGACCGTCGACGAACTCGCCGACGTCCACATGCTCGGTGAGTCCTCGGCGAAAGCGATCCTCGGTGATGACGACGGGGCGACCAAGGGCAAAGACTTCGCGCTCGACGAGGGCGACCACGACACACTCATCGAGGCAGCCAAAACCGGGCTCTCGAAGCGCGGGTGTGCTCGTGCCGCCGGCGTCTCACACACCGCACTCCAGCGATACCTCGATGCGCACGACGATTTTCGTGCCAGCTTCGCGCAGGCGCGTTCGCGGGGCGAGACCGAACTCATCGTCGGCGGCCTTCGCGATGAGGACGTCGACACCTCGATGGCGAAGTTCCTGCTGGCCTCGTCGTTCGACTACAAGAAGACCGAGCAGCGGGAGGTGACCGGCGAGGGTGGCGGGCCCGTCTCGGTCGACATCACGGAGACGGTCGTCGAGACACCCCACTCCGACGACGAGGACTGACTCATGAGCACGGACACCATCACCGTCGACTGGAAGTGGACGGACTACCAGGCCGAGGTCCGCGACGCCCTCGAAGCCGGCGACCACGATCTCGTCGTCTTCCGGACGGGCTACGGTGGCGGCAAGTCCATCACCGGTGCGCAGTGGGTCCACCGCGGCGCGCTCCAGCTGGACCAGGGCGAGTCGCTCGTCATGGGGCAGGACTTCCAGAAGGCCAAGGGTACGACGTTCAAAGTCTACTGGGAGACGCTCCCCGGCGAGAACACGGTCCCCGACGACGCCGGGGGCGACCCGGAGAACAGCCCCATCGTCGCCGGCTACAACGCCAACGAAAACCGAGTCACGTACATCACCGGGCACAAGGTCCGCCTGGGGAGCGCGGACAAGTGGAACCGCTACGCAGGCGGGGAGTTCCACCGCATCTGGTGCGACGAGGTCGGCCACTACGACAACACCGACCTCTACCGTCTGCACGAGATGCTCGTCACCCGCCAGCGGACGGCGGCCGGCCCGAACACGACTCTCTGGACGTCGACCGGGAATGGGTACAACCAGTTCTACGACGTCACCGAGCGCCAGGTAGGACCCGACGACGAGGAGCTCCCCTGGGCCGACCGCATGAAGGTCATCGTCGCCTCGACGGAACACAACACGCTCCTTCCCGATGACGGGCTGGAGAAGATAAAGAACCAGTTCCAGGGGACGGCCCGGGAAGAGCAGGGCCTCCACGGTGGCTTCGCCGCTGCGGAGGGCCTCGTCTACGACGACTTCTCGCGAAACATGCACGTCGTCGCGGCTGACGACGTCGCCGACCGGCTCGTCGAGGACCAGACCATCTACGGCTACGACGCTGGGTGGGACGACCCGCGCGTCGTCGTGGACGTCCGCCGCACCCATGCCGACCAGTACGTCGTCTGGGACCACTACTACGAGTCGGAGTCGCGGCTGGCCGAGGTGGTCGACCCCGACGACGTCCTCGAGGAGCGCACTGAGTGGATGGAGGGGCGGCCGATGGGGCGCATCTACTCCGAGCACGAGCCCGCTCACATCCAGCAGTTCCGGGCGGCCGGGTGGCCGGCAGTCAAGGCCGAGAAGAGCCTCGACGGCGGGATCGACCACGTCCGCGATCGCCTCGCGACGGACAGCGATGGCCGGCCTGGATTGCTCGTCACCGAGCGCTGTTCGGACCTCATCCAGGAGTTCCTGAGCTACAAGGAGGAGCACGTCGGGACGGCGGCGGCAACCGACCACGCCCTTGACTCGCTTCGGTACGCGCTCTTTACGCATTACCAACGCTACTCGGGCGACCGGCAGAGTGGTTCGAGCGGTGGCGGTTCGGAACTTATCACATAACCATGTCACGAAAGAAACAAGGGATCGTCGAAGACACGGACGTCGTCGACAAGATCGCCGATGACGAGGAGGACGAAGACGATGAGTGACGACGATAACGGCACGGGGAGTGCGATCAAATCCTCGTTGATTGGGATGCAGAAAGCCGCCGACTCGGTCGCGTCAACCGACCAACTCGACAAGCGCTCAATCGGTCTCACTGTCGGGTCAGGGCTACAGACGCCTTACCCAACGGAAAAGCTCGCGGCGCTGCAGGAGCTCAACGGCACGCACGCGGTGAGTATCGCCAAGAAGTCGAAGCGTGAAGTGGGGTATGGGTTCGAGATCGTACCACACGAGAACGTCGACATCGAGGACGCCAGCGAGGAGGAGCGCAAACGGGTTGAAGACTTTTGGCACGGTCGCGACACGCTTTGGAAACTCGGGCCGCGCGGGACTGCGGTCGGGACGCCGACCGAGATCCACGAAAACAGTCGGCAGGATTACCACGGGATCGGCTGGCAAGCGCTCGAAGTCATCTATGCAGGCTACGACGACGAGCCTGCGGGGATGGCCTACCTCCCCGCGAAGACAGTGCGGATCAAGAAGGCCCGGGACGGCGACGAGTTCGTCGACGAACAGGTAGCCGGTCACGGGTTCGTTCAAAAACGCAACGGGAAGACACGATTTTTCGCCGAGGCGGGAGATCGGCAGGCGACAGACATCGACGGGAACTCCGACCCGACGTTCGTCGACAAGAACACCGGCGACGTCTACCAATCCCAAGAGGAGATGGAAGCCGCCGACGGAGACCCGGCCAACGAGCTGCTGTTCATCCCGAACCTGCACCCCAACACGATCTATTACGGCCTTCCGACGTGGATCTCCGAGATCCAGACGATGGTGGCCGACCAGGAGGCTCGGCGGTTCAACCGCGAGCGGCTATCGAACGACCTCATCCTTGACTACGTCGTCATCGTCGAGGGGGGCACACTCACCGACGAGTCCCGGGAGGAGATCCGCGAAAACATCCAAGGCCTCCGTGACGGCGACAAGCCGGGGGCGATGATTCTCGAAGCCGAGGAGTTGGCTGACAAGGGATTCGACGTTGACAACAACGTCAAAGTCCGAATCGAGCCGGCGGCTCACTACGGCGACGAAGACATGAGCTTCGCCAACTACCGAGATCGGAACGAGAAGGATATCGCCAAGGTCCACAGCGTCCCACTGCAGTTGCTCGGGAACCACGACGCAACTAACTCCAACAGCGAGGAGGCGATCCGAGAGTTCACCGAGGACGAGATCAAACCCGAGCAGGAGCGCTATGCCGAGCGGATCTACCGTGTCATCCACCAGCAGATTCTCGACGTCAACGACTGGACGATCAACTTCGTCACGAAGGGGGCGGGCAATCAACTCGAAGAGGCCGAGATCGCCAAGAAGACGGTCGACTCAGTCGGCCAAGCACTGACAGTCAACCAAGCACTCGACCTGTTCAGTCTCGACGCCCGGGATGACGCGATCGGCGAGATGCTGATGTCGGAGATCGGGATGTCGCAGAGCCCCGGGGAGGTGCTCGACCAACGACTCACCGATGTCGAAGAGACCGCTGCGGCAGACAAGGCGGCGGATCGGATCGCACTCGGTGCGGAGGCCGACGACTAACCATGTGTGAGGCCTGCAGTGGTCGCCAGTTCACCAAACAGCGGACCCTCTCAAAAGTCGAGTTCGGGCCCGAAGAGGAACGCGCGTTTCAGTTCTTCCTGGACGAGTACATCGGCGCACTGCAGCCGGTCGAGGGGGACATTGAAGCGTGGCTCGACGAGGCCAGTGAGGACGACCTCGAATCACTCGAATCGATCCGCGTTGACCTGGCCGAGCGGTCGGGGAACTACACCAACGACTTCGAGACTGTCTTTCGGGAAGGGGGTGAGGAAGGCGCTCTCGCCGGTCGGGAGTACACCCAGCGCGTCCACGAGCTTGACGTCGCCTTCGACGTAGTCCCTGATCGGACGCTCGACATAATCGACGACTGGGTCGAGGTCGCCGCCGGGAGCACGCTCGACACGATCACCGAAAACTCGGCACAGTGGCTCCGCGGTGCGCACGAACAGGGTCTGCCGATCCCAGACATAGCCGACCAACTCAACGACGAACTGTTCGAGGGGCGGCTTGAGGGGTACGTCGCCGAGCGGGCAGCCCGAACGGGCACGATATCGACGTCCAATACGGGCAGTCACTCGGCCCATGAGGACGCGGATAGCGTCGTCGGCGAGCAGTGGCTGGCGACGCTCGGCCCTCGAACACGCGACAGCCACGAGGCGGCGCACAACCAGGTTGTCGCCGTCGACACGGCATTCAATGTCGGGGGGATCTCGATGCAATACCCCGGCGACCCCCGAGCACCGATTGGCGAGGTCGCTAACTGCCGGTGTGCTCCCGTCCCGGTCTTCGCGGACCAGCTCACTGCGGCACAACTGGCGACGATCAACGCGGGCGGTCGCGTAACGGTCGCGATCTGACGCAACCACCCGATGACGGCATCCCCGCCGGGGGCGCTGCCAGAGGTCCATATCCCGGCGTTCTCAACGAGACAATGACACAGACAGAGCCGCGGCGTTGGCAGAAAACCGTCGCCATCAAAGCGACCGACGATGACGAGCGGACCGCCACCGGTGCGGCTCTCGTCCCATTCGAGGTCGACAGGCAACGGGACTACCTGACGCCCGCTGGCATCGAGGCGATGTTCAACCCCGACCCAGACGACGGGGTGATGCACTTCAAGTTCGCCGACGATGACGCCGAGCTCGTCAGGAACGAAATCATCGACGAGTCCGAGATCATCGGCGGGAAAGAGTACCCCGCGGGGTCGTGGATTATCAGGCGGAAGTACCTCGATGACGAGCTCTACCAGCTCGTCCAGGACGGCGTCCTTGATGGGTTCTCGATCGGCGGCGAGGTCAGCCAAGAAGTCGACTACGCTCTCGACGAACTCCCCGAGGAGGTCACCTTCCCGGCGGAGGTCGAAG